CCCCCGCGCGTGGAGCTCCCGGATGGCTGCCTCCGCGTCCTCCCACTCGGTCAGGTCGTACAGCTCGCCGAGTGCCTTGTCGAACTCACTCTTTTCCGGCATTGTCCGCTCCTCCTCGCAACGCTCTCGCCGCCACGCTCATAAGATTTTTGAATGAGTGGACCGTCATCCCCATAACACAATCTCCAACCCGAAAGCTGCAAGCGTTAGCACCGAGCGCGTCCAGTTCTTTAGCGATGTCCTCGTTCGTCGAGCCATCGAAATGAGGCGAGTGGGTTTTTTCGTGCTCCAAGCACTCCTCCTCGTCGTAAAACTCGAGGCGGCAATGTTCGCAGATGTATAAATCAACATTCCGGTGTATCATCTTTGCACCCCTCCTGCTTTGCTGCTTCTTTGTCCAGATTATCCTTGAGCCGGTCGAGCTTGTCCCATACGGTTTTCGTGATATTTACCAGCTCGTGAGGGTTAAAAATTGCAAAGAGCTGCACAAGCATGATGAAAACATCAGCAGTTTCCTCCTCGATGTTCGAGTACACTTCCTGCGTCTCCCGGTTGAACGGGGTATCATACTTGCGCTTGCACTCTTTGAGCTTGCAGAGGGCTTTGGTGAGCTCCGACATTTCCTCCACAGCTTTGGTGAGCTGGGCGTCTTTGCCGTAAGTGCCGATGGCGCGGTCGATGGTCTGCAAGCCCTCCGGCATAATCTCCGGAATGAGCGCGTCCTCGTAGTGCTTGAGCTTGTCGCGCAACGAGGCGAGAGCCCACGAGAGGGTGTAGTGCTCTGCCAGTAGGCCCTCGATGGTCTCCGGGCCGTCGAACAGGTGCTCGCACAGGGTCATGTCGAACTCCTCCGGCGTTCCCTCGGTGTCAATATCTGCGTTGTGCGCCTTGATAAGCTGCTTCATGTAGTCGTTGAGGCTGATGCTCCGGCTGGGCATCTGCACCCATCCATCCTCGCCGCGCACGAACAGGTTGAGAGCCTGCGAGTAATTCCCATCCGGGGTGTCGGTCGTCATTCTTCTCTGCGGAAACATAAATTTTGTCCTCCAATTTTCAAATTTGATGGTTAAAGATTGAAATGCACTTGAATCATTTTCAAGTTTCGGGGTTAGATTTTGCTTTATCGGTTCTGCTGTTCCACCTTTGGATGTCGTCTGGCGTGTCGAGAAAAAACATCCCGAATCCCAAAACACAATCAGGCGTTTCGGGATGCTTCCAATACGTAATGCCGATATTACTACTTATCGCTTCACCGGTTTCGGTATTGACGACCTCCCTTTTTTCTGCGATGCGGCACGGATTCGCTCCGCAAAACGGGCAGGGCAGGATTTCTACTTGTCTTTCTTTCATGTCTGTCCATCCTCTGTGTATTTATTGTCGTAGAACGTCCCGTCTTGCCCGATGGAAAAATCTTCATCTTCCCAGTATACGCCGCAACCGTTTTCACAGGCCGCTACGCTCTCGCTTAGTTCTCCGCTTCTGGATACATAGCGTTTCGGAACTTTTCCGTCTTTTCGGATTGTGTAGTCCCGTGCGTTCTGGTAAAATTCCGAATAAATAATTTTCCCGCCACACCTCGGGCATCGGCCCCGAATGACTCCATTCACGTTTCATCCTCCTTTTTTGTTTTCTTCAACTGGCGGCCGCACTCCGGGCAGAAGTTCAGCGGCCGTCTTTTGTGAGTGTAGGTTGAGGCAAGTCCGCAGCCCTTTCTGAGGGTTCTCTCATAAAGGCAGACGTAATACTTTGTGTATAACTCTCTGCCGGTCTTTGGCCTGTGCTTCTTGCTCCACTCGTAATCTTCGCAAAATTGGCAGTTCATACGCTTTCCTCGATTACTTTGAGGTCATACCCGCTCTTGACAAACTTCATGCACAGCTCGTGGTTGATACCGTTTCCGAGGTTGATGTAGATGTACTCTATCTCCTCCGGCGTGAAATGGGTATCGAGCAGCTTATTGATGCCGTCGAGGTGTTCTCTGCATAACGGCTTGGTGAATCCCTTGAACGCAAAACGTGAAACGCCCTCGATGACCTCAGCCTTGAACTCGTCCGTGGTGCTACAATGGTTGAGGTTGATGTAGGTGTTCGTCCTCGGGACGAGAATCAGCTCGAAGTTCATGGTGACGTAGGCTTTCGGGAAAGCGCGCTGAATCTTCCCGCACCACGGAGCCTCGAACGGGCTGAACCACGGCAGCATATAGCTGCGGAGCTCCTGCTGACTGACTGCTGGGGCGTCCTGAATGTGGTCGATGCAGCACTCGATGGCCTCCCGCTCTGCGAGGCTGTCCGCCTCCTCGAGCCATCCGTTGAATACACGGACGATTTCCTCTGCGTTAATCGGTTTCATGTTGCTCCTCCGTTTCATCCTCCATCTTGAACCCACAGACCGGGCAGAAGTTCCAGACCCGGCCCCTGAAGTCTGCCTCAGAAAGTGCAGCGTTGCAATTCTCGCAATAGACCGCCGGAGATTCAAACGTGTTGCCGTAGGCATCCGCATCAATGATTTTCACGTTTTCGTCCTTCAGCCACCTTGCATGACCGCGCATGCTTTCCGGGTCCACTGTCGGTTGCTCGTTCACGACCTGCTCCATGAAACCGTAGCCTATCTTTAGAGTTGCATTGTTAAGAGCATTGCCAAACGCAATTAAAAGGTCGTCCGCATCAATGAGCCTTTTTTCTGCCATTCTTTATAGCCTCCTTTACAAACTTCAAAGCGCGTTCTTTGAGCGGGATGCGCCAGCAGAGCCTCCTCTTTCCGGCGTTCAGATTAGATGTCACCAGCATAACGCCGACGACCTCGATTTCGTCGCACTCTTGGTGCTTCACTCGCCCGGCCTCGTGTCCGAGGAACTCCGCCTCTTTTGGGTCGTCCGCCATAACCGAAACGGCAAAGTATCGGGTGGAACTCTCTGCCCTGCCCTCGAGGAATACATCATATCTCGGCATTCGGCTCCTCCTCGTACCGATGGACGTTGACAAAGATAGCTTTCTTCCACGGGAGCGCATTGTATGCTGCCCGCGTCTCCTCATCCGTCATGTTGTCCACCAGCTCCGGGTCATAGCGTTCATAGAGAACGTCGTTCATCTCGCAAATGTCATCCTCCCGGTAGTAGGTTCTTTCTTTGCCGATGATGAACTCCTGAACCGCGCTCTCTCCCAATGAGCCAAGCCAGCAGTAATACTCGTCGCCGCCGACCACATCCCCATATACGCAGGGGACGACCGGGAGCTCCGGGTTTGCCTGCATGAGCTCGAGGAGCTGCATGAGCTTTTCGCTCTGTTTCATGTCATTCCGTCCTTTCTTTTCCGGGGCTCCACCCGGGTTGCTTTCTGCTCGGCGGCCTTGTGCCATACATAGGCCGCAACAACTATTACTGACAAGGCGACGGCCGCAAAGGAAAGCCAGTAAGTTAAGGTTTCCAGCAGGTCGTCAAGCTCTAAAAGAACCTCGTACATAGTCACCACACCTTTACCTGAATTTCTTCTTGAAACTGCGCACGATGGCTCGGTGCGTCCACCTACGGCAGTAGGGGTTTCGGACGCTCCCGTCGTACTCCTGCTTCATCTTCTGGTATGCCGCCTTGTTCTCCGCATACCGTTCGCAATGGTCGTGGCATCCCGGGTGTCTGTCCGGGCACTCTTTCGGGCAGATAGTCATAAGCCGAGCATAACGCTGGCCCGTTTCCGGGCGGCCGTCATGGTTTCGTCGTACTTCGCTGCGCTGTATACCGCGAGCGGAGCCACTGCCCGTGCTGCTCTGGCCCTCCTGAATATCTCCGAGTAGACAGCGGCCGTCTCGTATACGCTGGGGCCTCTGCCCGGGGTCGAAAGCATCCCCTTGCGGTCGTCGGTGTCAGTGACGCGGAGGTCCTCTTTGAGGGCGTCCTGTACGCATCTGCGCAGACGGTCGAGGGCGAGGTCCTTATCCTCTTTTTCCCACTCGAGGTACTGCTTGTAGTTGTTCATGGAGTTCTGCTTGAGGCGCGCCAGCCGGTCTCTCCCGTAGCCGAACGTCTCGTGACAGGTGGCCGCCATAACAAGCCACGCGATTTCTGCGCCCTGATTGCTCGCCATGCGGAGCTGCTCCTCCCGGCGTCCTCTCGGAGCTCGGTCAACCGGTAGCCGGACCTCAAAATCACAGATGCCTTTGAGGTTCTCCCTCATGGCGTCCGTTGCGTTCTTGCTGCTGCCGTATAGGATGGCCGTCTGGTATTTTTTCTCAAAAGCGTCCATCTCGTTACACGCCCGCAGGAGGCGTGATGCGCCAATACCGTCGTCTTGGTGCATGGAGACGACGATGCACCACATAAAGAGCTGGGCGGAGCGGTCGCGCTGGTCCTCGCGCTCCTGCTGGATGTTGTGTGTAAGCACTTTCATCATCCAGCCCTCCTCACGTCGTATAGCAACGCTTGGCCGGGTTCCACGTGAGCTTCGGGATGCTCCGGCCGCAAACGCAGGAGAACTTCTCGTTTACGATTTCGGCGTCCTCGACGTTCGTCCGACCGTAGCTCACTTTCTTGCAGTCCGGGCAGGTGAACTCGAACCGCGCCAGCGCATCCAGCGGGATTTTTGCGCCGCACTTCCGGCACTCGTTCGTCGTTTGCGGTTCGCGCAAGAACTGTACAAACTCGTTCTTGCATTTCGGGCAGCGCAGGTACATGAGGCCCTTGCGCCGGGGCAGTGGTGGGAGCCAGCTTACCGGCTTCTCGGGGGGGGCTTTCTTGTCCGCCGTGGAAACTACCGGGGCTGCCTGCTTCGGCTCGCTGGTGACGCTCTTTTCCGCCTCCGGCGCGCTGTCGCCGTTGTACAGCGTCGTGGTCTTGGCGATGGTCTCGAGCGTTTTGAGCGTGGTCTCGAGCTCTGCGGGGCTCTTGCCGGTCAGCGTGACGCTCACATCCGGTTCTCCCTGAAACTTGAAAATTTCCATCGAGACTTCAAACTTCGTGCTTGTCATGTTTCTATTCCTCTCCAAAATGATATTTTGTTACCGCAATAGGAAACGGCTCAATTTCGCTCGCCCAAAGGCAGCTTCCTTTGCCGTTGAGCTGCTCCCAAATGTACGGAAAGCCTCCGATGCCGTCAAAAAGACTGGCCATTGTGGCATCTCGCTCGTAAATCGCGCACAGCCGCTTGAGCACCCACTTCCAAGGTGGGATTGCGATGCTGTTACCGAGGGCTTTATACCGCGCTGCGTCGCTGCTCTCCGGGTGCTTTTTGCCCTTGCTATCAACCCAGCTACCGATATCGGTCCACCCATCCGGGTAACCTTGCAAGCGTTCACATTCAAGAGGTGTAAGGCGTCTAACGATGCCTGCGTAGCATACCTGCCTCGAGTTGGTTCTCCCTCCATCTCCCGGGTTTGTGAGCGCATACATCGTGTCAGTCATCGTCTCGCAATTTCTGCCGTCCTTCCTCCCGCGCTCCGTAAAGGCAATGGCCGTCTTTGCAAACACGATGTGCCTATCGGCTGCCGTCAGCGTCGGTGACGGGTCTCCGGGTTTTCCTACACCAAGACCATTACCGGCTCCGTCCTGATTTCGAGTTGCTCCGCCGCCTTGGAATCTTGTAGCTTTATCGTTTATAGGAATTGCATCAACAACGACTTCGCGTTCCACTCCGCTCCGCATCCCACAGCCCTTGTAGTAGCTCGCATCTAAAGTTCCTGCCACGTTAGCGTTTTTAGTGGTAATAAGCGACGCATCTAAAGCGGGGTTTCGATATTCAAGAGCGAAGTGGCTGCTGATTCTCTTTGCTAAAATCGTTCCGGATACCCCTTCGCTGACGTTGTAGCTTCTGCAATCCACTCCACTCGCAATCACTTGCAGTTCTGGCTCTCCGTTCCGTCTAGCTCGCTCCGTTCCTGCTCTGCCTGCATTTCCAAAGCCGCTTTCAGGAGAGCAGGGATTTCTTTCTGCCGTCGCTCGGCTCTCGTCAGGATTCCACGACACGCTTTCCCGCTCAAATAGTATTTCGGGTGCGGTTCTTCCTCCAAAATCTGCCACAAGCGAGATTCTCCGTCTCCGTTGTGGAAGAGGCTTATCGGGTGTTCCCCAAAACTGAGCGTCGAGAACTCTCCACGCAACGCTCCATCCGTCTCCCATGAGGCATCCGCTTGTGGGCCACCCTTTCGCAGGGACAGGAACAGGGGGGGCTTTCGGTTCAGCGACGCGGACGGTTTCTTCGAGAACCGCCTCAAAGTCTCTGCCTTTGTTAGAGCTGAAGGCTCCGGGGACATTTTCCCAGACCATGTATCTTGGTCGAATAGCGTCATTTGTTTTTCCTCTTGCTGCATCTGCTTTTCGCATCTCCTTTACCAAGCGAATCTGCTCTATAAACAGTCCCGAGCGTTCGTCCTTTAGTCCGGCTTGTTTGCCCGCAACGCTCAAGCCCTGACACGGGCTGCCGCCTATAACAACATCCACTGCCGGGACAACGTAGCCGGACAATTTTGTTATATCTCCGAGGTGCTTCATCAGACTTCAACCTCCCGCGCTACAGTTCCCAGTAGCTTGCAGCGTGTAAGCATCATCCTCTCGAGCGAGGACTGGTACTTCTGAACCAGCACCGCAGAGCCCTCAAAGCACCGTCCGGCGTACCGCCATGTGCTGCCCTGCCGCTTGAATGTCAGGTAGGTCGGCCGCCAGCGTCCATTGGCATCCTTTGCGGTGCTGATTTCTCCGCCCACCTGCAACAGGCCTGCGCGGTTTGTGCGTGGCGGCAAGACGTCAAGAAAGTAGCCAATAAGGTCTGCGTCTACCTCGTCGCCCGGTTCGAGATAGTCCTCTGCAGTCGGCAGGCCGCTCTCAAACCATTTCTCGAGCGTCTTGAGGCCGGTTCCTGCTGCCTCTGCGCGCAGCCTCTCGACCTCGTTAGCGATGAGCAACATCTGTGTGTCGCTCAAGAAAACGTCGCTGCCATCATCAAGGTGGAGATAAACAGCATTTGCTTCAAGGAACAACACCGGGAGGTCGAGGTATGTCGTTGTCGCTCCGCTCCTGTCAACTACCGGGATGCAGATGCGCTCGCGGGCGGCTCGTCCGCCCCTGTGGTAAAGTATCCTGTCGAATGCGTACCTGCGGCAGTCGCATTTCTCGGTGCAATAATTGACCGCGTCGTCCGGCCACAGGCCGATAATCATAAGTCGCTTCATGCTGTCCTCCTCAAACGTAATCGGCGTACCGGGTGCTGATGCTCTGCACCCACTCTTTGTCCAGCTTGTTGAGGTATGTGCTCCACGCCTCCTCGTAACTGTTCCACCACCATTTCCGGCTCTTGAGGGCAACAATAAGCTGCTGCTGAGGCTTCATAACGAACTTGATGTACGCCCGGTCGCCCATCGTGTAGGCGACGAGATTCTCGTCCTCGAAAAACTTCTGCCGGTTCAGGTTTGCGAGCTTGCCCTCTTTCCCGGCCGCGTAGAGCTTGGCGATGACGCTATTCTTGCGCCAGCGGTACTTTTCATGGAGCTTCTCGTAATACTCCATGAAGAGCTCCGGGTCCTTGTTGGCGAGCTCGCACAGGCTCGCGGTAGGATTAAGCGTTGGCCGCTCGATGCAGAATTTGATGTCATCGACCAGCCGCGCAATCTCCTTTGCATCCTTGTCCTCGATTCGGCCCTGCCATACTTGCTCCTGCAGGCCGTTGAACCACTCCACGAACTCAGAGGAAAGGCGGAGAATGGTGTCGCTGTGGTCCAGCTTCTTTGCGTTGTACCGCGCCGGTCCTGCGACGGCGACGCTCACATGGGCTGCCTCGTGCCGGAGCTGCTCGCTCCACTTGGCATAAATCTGGTCCACGATTTTCTGCTTGCGGCTGTCCGGGATGTTCCAGCTCATAACTTTCTGGCAGTATACCTCGTACTCGTGTGCCGAAATGTCGCCGCGCTTGCCGCTCATGCTGTTGCTGTTCGCCTGATGAATGAGGCTCTTGTCCAGCTCTTTGATTTTCACTTCACTCATGGTCGGCCTCCTGCGGAGCCTGCACAAGCTCGTAATCAGAGACCTGCTGCTGGTCAAGCGGGGCCGTGTACTCGATGTAACCCCACGCGGGTCGGTCGATGTCCTTGCAGTACGTCCGGCCCTCCTCGAAGTTGACGATGGTTGTGATGCTCTCTCCCGGGTCTTTCGGGAACGGGATGCCGCCCACCATCAGCGGGCGGAGGGTGCTGTAATACCTGTAAGCCATAATTTTCTTTCTGCCTCCTGTAATTCAAATGCGAGCTCGTCAAGTTCTTTTTCGATTTCCTCTGCATCGTGGACAATCTGCCGCGCGCCCGGGACGCCCTGTGTGCCGTTCTGCTTTGCCTCTATCCACATCGCAATATGCTCGTCCACGTCAAAGCTGTCGGAGTAGTCCAAAACCTCGTCCGGGAATTTCTCGACGCCTACGCAGATGATGAAGTCCTCTCCGGCCGGTGAGTACCACTCAATTTCCACGCGGCCGTCGTCAGTGTAGCTGCTGACGCTCCAATCGCGCTTCTCGAGAATATCCAAATACTCCTGTCTCAATTCAGGCATTTCGTCTGCCTCCTCCTGCTCTGTAATCGGCCCATGCCATTGTGATGACCGTCGAGACCTCCCGCAGGCGGCTTATGATGGCCCGGGCTTTCGTGCCGTCGCCGCCTTTCGGGGTGAGGGCTCGCACCAGCTCGTCGGCGTTGTAGTTCGTCGTGATGATGGTCGGTTTCATATCCTCGTACCGGTCGTTGAGAATGGAGTACAGGGTGCTCACGCTCCATTCTGTACACTGTTCCTTTCCGAGGTCATCCACAATGAGCAAATCGACCGTTTTGTACGCCTTGAGTATCTCGTACTCGGTGGCGTCTCCGCTGTCGAAAGCCTCCTTAATGTCGGCCAGCAGGTCGCCGGACGTCTTGCAGACAACCGGGACGCCGCAGCCTATGAGCTGCAAGGCGATGGCGGCCGCGAGGTGCGTTTTGCCGGTCCCGTAGGTTCCCTCTATGTATAGACCCTCGCCGCGCTCTGCGCGCTGTGGAAAGCTGTCTGCATAGGTTTTGGCTGTGTCGTAGCACCGCCGCCGCTCCGGGGTGTCCCGGATGAAGTTGACGAACGTCCGCTGCTGGAAGCGTTTCTTGATTCCGCTCCTGCCGAGTAGCCTCTCGATTTTGGCGCGCCGTTTGGCCTGCGCCGCCTCTTTCTCGGCCTCCGCCTTTTGTCTGGCCTCCTCTGCGTCCGCCTCCGCCCATTTGGCTTTTGCCTGTTCACAGGTGCATCTCTGCGGGAACGGGGCAAACATGAGGACCGTTCGGCCCATCACGAGGGCCTCGTGGTACAGTTTCCGGCCGCAGAACTCGCACTCGACCGGCTCCGGTATTTCGCGCTGGCAGTTGTAACCACCAGCCAGAATATCCTTGCTTGTCGGCCGTCGGTGCTGGGAAGTCTCAACCGAACGAGCCGAATCCGCCGGACGGAGTGAATCCAGCATAGCCGTCAGCGTTTCCACGCTGCTCACCTCCTGTGTAGTCGTTCATGTAGCCTTTTGCATTAAGCCAGCTTGCCGGATTTGGCGTGAATTGCCGCTCCCTGAACCGGCTGTCATATTTCTTTGCGGCCTCAACCGCCGCGATGATTCTGTCGGTCGCCGCGTCGTCCGGCTCCGGGTTGATTTTGGCCCACGCCCGCTCTGCCGTGGCCCGGTCCACCTTTTTCGGGTAGGCCGCGTAGAAGCGGTCAAACCGTTCGGCCTGCTCTGCCGAGAGGCTCCCGGCTTTACGCCGGGGAGTTTTCGGTTTGTCGTGCTCCTCCGGCGCGGGCTCCGGTACGGCCGGTGGCGTTTCCTCCGCCTCTGTGGCCGCTGCGGGCTCCTGTGCAGGGCTTTTCGCCATGCGGCCGGGAAAGTTATCGACCGACGGTTTCGTCGGTGCTGCGGTGCGCTTTGAGTAAAGCTGGCGGAGGTTCTCAAGGAGGGACTGCACCCAAATGACGCGGCAGCTCTCCCACAGCTCTTTGTCCACCTTGCCCATGGAGGCGAGCGTGTTCAGGATGGCCTCCGCTGTTTCGGCTGTAACTCCAGTGACGGCGAGTAGGTACTCCCAGCCCATCTTGTCCCAGCAGTCGTAATACTGGCCGTCTGCCGCGCAAAGAAGTTCGAGCAGCTTAAACCAAAAGGCATACCCGTCGTTTCCCCAGTTCTTTTCAAGGATGAACTTTGTCCGGCTCTTCTCCCCGACGTAATGGGGGAAGTAGTCGGCGGTCTGCCTGTTGCTTCTTCCCAAGTCTCGCACCTCCTTTCTGCTGGTGATTTCAAGAGTAGATGACCTTACTGCCCTCCGCTGTCTTTACAACGTCAACGGCCTGCGGGAAACGGGCTTTCATCTCCGGGTCGTGAGTGATAGCCATAATCTTGAGCGAGGAATACCGTTTCTGGATGGCCTCGAGGGCGTCGCAGTAGGCCTGTACGCCCTTGTCGTCGAGGAACGGCGGTTCGTCAATAAACAGGAATCCGAGCTGCACTCCTGCGGTGCTACTCTTGAGCTCCGCCAGCGCAAGGATGACCGAGAGGGCCGCCTTAACGCGCTCGCCGCCGGAACGGCTCATATAGGGCAGAGCTCCGGTCGCTGCGTCGTTTACGATGATGTCCAGCGCGGTGACCTCTTTCTTGCTGTTGCTCTTGAGGGTCTTTTCCATGCGCATCTCGATGCTCATGTGGCCGCCCGACATCTGGCTGATGATGCTCGTCGCGGTCGCCTCGAACAGCGGGACGATGCTGCGGACGATGTTATGCGGAATGCCGTCCTGAGAGAAAGCCCGCTTGAGCTCCTCGTAGCCCGCTGCAAGCTGGCCCTGTTCCGTTGCCTGACGGCGAAGAACTTCAAGCTTTGCCTCTGCCGTCTCGATTTCTTCCATCTGCCTGCGGCTGTGTCCGGCCTGCTGGTCCAGCTCCTCAATACGGATGTTGTCCACCGTGAGGGCTGCATCCGCCTCCGCGTACTGCTCCTTGAGTTCGTCAACATCGGCCTGCGCCTTTGCGAGGGTCAGAATCTCCGCATTGATGCCATCAATCGCCGTCCGGGCCTTTTCTGCGTAGGTCAGGAGCTCCGTGAGGCGGGTCTGCGCTGCGCTCTTTTTAGCCTCCGCTGCCGGGAGCAGCTTTTCCAGCTCGATGTATTTCTTAACGTCCGAAAGCTGCGCTTCAATGCTGGCGAGTTCCGCTGCGTTCTGCCGGAGCTTTTTCAGTTCGTCCTCAACGACGAAGCGGTCAGCCTCGAGGCTCTCGATATTGGCCGGGATGGTTTCAAGCTCCTCGTCGATGGCCTTGATGCGCTCTTTAACTTCTGCGAGGCGTTCTTTCTTCGCCGTCAGCTTTGCGAACCGCTCCGAGGCTTTCCGCAGGTCTGCAACGAGGAAACGCTGGGCCTGCAAATCCTTGCGGCAGTTGAGGCCCGTTGCCTTTTTCTTTGCGGCCTGATACTCAGCGTCGAGCTGCTCGGCGCGCTCCTCGGCTTGCTGCCGGTAGGTTTCCAGTTCCGTCTCGGCCGCAGGCAGTTTCTTTTTCGCCTCCACTGCATCCTGCAGGAAACGGCACTCCGGGTTCTCGACCGGGCAGCCGCAGGTCTCGAGCATGATGGCCCGGGAGCGGATATGCGTGACCTCGCTCTCTTTTATGTCGAGCCAAGACTGTGTCCGCGCGGTTTCTGCGTTCTTGGTTTGGAGCAGCTTCATAGCCTCTTGGTCTGCTGCGAGATACTGCTCGTCCTGCTCTTCCAGCGCGGTGAGCCGTTCGCTTGCTCCGGCGAGGTCCGCCGCTTTCCGCTCGAGCTCGTCATAGTCTGCGAGGGCCTGCTCATAGCTCCAGCACGTTGCCTGCGCAGAAAGTTTTTCGGCCTCGAGACTACTTTTCTTTTTCCGCTGGGCAGAGAGCGCGGCCATAACGTCCCGCAGTTTTTCTTCCTTGGGCTGAATCAGGGCCGCCGTTCCCAGCAACTCCTCTCGCCGTGCGGAAAGTTTTCCGTAGCTCTGGCTGCCCGCCTCGACCTCCTCGCGCTTATCGAGGAGAGCCTGCGCATCGGAAATCTGCGCTCTGCAAACAGCCTGCGCGCTGGCGTTCGCGTTCTTCTCCGCAATCCAAGAGCCGAGCTCGCTGGCGAGCTTTTCCGACCGCTTCTGCGCCTGCTTGGCAATGTCGAGCTTTGTCTGCGCCTCGCTCATGGCCTTTGTGTGGATGGCCCTGTCTGCTACCGCGCTGGCCTTTTCGACGGCCGTCTTGTTCATGGCCGCCTCGACCGTTGCCTTGTCCGGCATCGTCCGCTCGGTCTCCTCCTGCAAATCCGCGATGCGCCGGAGCTCCCGGTTGGCGTCTGCTGCCCGGTTGGCCGCCATGCTCTCCATGCGGTCATAAATGCCGAGGCCGAGGATGCTGCCAAGAATCGCCATGCGGTCCGCCTTGTCGGCCTGCAAAAAGAGGCCGTACTGGTCCTGCATGATAAGCCCAGTTGCCTTGAGCGTCAGGCTGTCCATGCCGATGGTGTTCTCGATGATGGCCTGCGTATCGCGGTATTTCTCCGCGCTGCGGTTCTGCCAGCTCTCGTCCACATACTCGGAGAGATTCAGCGTCGCCTTGCCGCTCTTCGTGCGGGTGCGGGTAACGCGGTACAGCTTGTCACCGAGGTAGAATGTAAACTTGATGGAGCCGCTGCGGGCGTCCGGGTCATTGCGAATCCATCCCGTGAGGTCGCCCTCCCGGGGCTCCTCGAAAAGGGCGTCCAGCATGGCGTCCATGAACAGGCTGGACTTGCCTGCGCCGTTCTCGCCGTTGATGGTGGCAAAGGAAATGCCGTCGTAGCTGAACAGCTCGTCGCGGTAGTTGCGGTAGTTCTTGACCTCAATCTCCACCGGCATAAACACGCCGGTCGGGGTCTCAAGGCGGCCTTTTTCCATTGCCTCCGAGATAATCGGACGGGCCAGCTCAATGATGCGCTGGGCGTCCTCCGGGCTCTTTTCCTTTTCTGCGAGGTACTCCGCGAGGTTCTGCTCCGGGCTGTTGTCGCCATGGAGCTCGTCGCGGTTCACACTTGTCGTGATTTCCTCCGGCGTGATTTCGGAGACGTAGAACACGCCGCCGTCATAGAGCCTTTTCTCAAGGACAGCTTTGTTGAAAGCCTTGTTTGTCTCGTCCGAACAGGTGTAGAGAACGCGGACGATTTTCCCCTTGAGGCGGTCAGGTACAACGACCCGCTCCGCGCTCAACATTGTGCAGACATCGTCCTCGTTGAGGCGGATGGTCTCGAACTCCCGGTAGGGCGTTTCGATGTACTCACTCCATGTCTCCCCGTCGTCGTCGATGTCGTGAATGTAAAAGCCTCGCGGCTGGTTCTCGTCGTTGAAGTTGAGGCCGGTAATGCTGCCGCAGTAGAACACCGCGCGTCCTGCCTCCGGGAGCTGCTGCGGCCGGTGGATGTGGCCAAGTGCCACGAGGTCGAAGTCTGCGGCTTTCAGGGTGTCGGGGTAGATGACGGGCTCAAACTGTGCAAATAGCGCGGTCTGGCCGCTCTCCATGTTGCATCCCGGGACTGTGAAGTGCGTAGACAGGATGCTCGTCACGCCGGGCTCGCACTGGGCCTTGAGCCCGAGGACGACCTTTGCCAGCTCGTCCGTGAACACCTGCGTTTCCTCCTCTCGAGAGAGGCCCGGGTGCGCTGCCCGGTGTACACCGCGGTCAAAGCCCGGAATACAGGCCACATCTACGCGCTGCCCATGGTAGGTGTGGATGTGGAGCACCTCCGGCTCCGTTACGACGCTGACCGAATCATCGCCGTAAAAAGCCGTCGTCAGCATCTCGAACTGCTCCTCGCTGTCGTGGTTCGGAGTGCCACGCAGCACGACTGTCGGGGCCACGTTTGAAAGCCGCCGGATGTGGTCAATAGCTGTCCGGCTCTCGCGGAGGCCTCTGTCCGACCACACGCGGGCCTGATGGAAGATGTCGCCAGAAACGACGATAATGTCCGGCCGGTGCTCCTCCGCGTACATCGCCTGAAAATCGAGGCAGCGGCAGATGTCCTGAAAGCGAGCATTCTGTCCGCCGACCTCCGGCCCAGGGAAACTGCCGATATGCCAGTCTCCGGTGTGCAATACTTTCAGCATCACATATCCTCCTTGAGCAGCTCCTTGATGATGTCGTCGAGCTTGCCA